TGCTGGCTTACCTTCAACCATCTTCGTCAACTGGGAGGAAACCGCCTCAAGTCGAAGGTCAACAGAGTTGGAGGGCGCAGGAAAAGCCCTCAAGCCAGCCCCGCGCATGATGTGAAAGGGAGTTGACTCATCAGTTTGCGCGCGGAAATCTCCTGACGGGTCGCCATATATAATGACTTCTCCGGCAGCGGCGAACCTAGTCGCCAATTCTTGTCTTAACACTTCAGAGAAGCGCACGATGCCCATATCTACAGCAACAATCTCTGATTGCACGAACCATCTGCCTCGAACCTTCTGCCCGATAACTGCGGCTGGCGTCAATCCAAAGTCTACGCCCACATAAAGCGGAACATTAGCGGCTACTGGAATCTCTTCCTTAGCAACGTGGACTTCTGCTGCAAACATTGGGTACACAGGCTTTCCTTCTTGGATATGCCCCAATCTATTCATAACATAGACATCAATCCAAGACTTAGTTTTACCCTGAACCAAGTTAGGGTAGTAACTCTTCATCATATTCTTTTGATTCTCAGCATCTTTGCTAGGAACGTAGTCTTCTATCTCACCTTCCGGGGACTTCTTTTCGACCATGCCAGCGGGCTGCGTAAAGAAATTCCAGTTATCTGGTTTGACCAGCATCTTAGCTTGCTCACGCGGTATATGATCTGGGATTGGTACTTCTCCGGACATAATCGGCCACCAGTGATCTTCTTCAGGGGCGTTGGTATCGGCAATAACGCCAGTCCAAGAAGGACCGCCATCACGCATAGAAGGATAACGACCCACACGCATAGTACAGGCATCAATAATACTCTTAGGTATTTCACGCGCTTCATTAATCCAAATACCAGTAAGCTCCAAAGATAGGAGTTTCTTGACATCTTCTGGGCGGTCGAGTGCAAGGAAGAGAACCTCAAGTTCAATGTCACCTTTTTTAATATTGTGGGTGTATGGGACAGACCAAGTAAACTTTCCCCAGTCAGACTCAGGAAACCAGTCAAGCCATGTCTTAATTGTGGTAGTTCTAAGCTGTGGGTTGGTGTTCCGTATGATCGCCCACCTACTCTTGCGAGTTCCATCAGGAGATTTTTCTTGTTGTAAGGCGCGGCGGAATACTTCGACACAGCAAGCAACGGATTTGCCAGAGCCAACGGGGCCTCTTATTCCACGAAAAAAAGTATCGTCCTTCATAAAGCCCTTGAGGACTTCACCGTCCGGCTTGTACTTAAAGTTAACCATTCTTTTTCAATAGGCTTTTCTTCTTTGGGAAGCCAGCCTTCATATTCTTGTAGGCTTTGTCGCTAATTGTAGAGTTCTTCTTAGAGCGGCTAATGCCTTTTTTCTTACGCGCGTTCATGTTTTCATACAGGCTCATTATCTCAGTCCTTTATCTACACCAAACTTAATCATACGCTCAACAACTTCGGGGCCAATGCTTTCGATCAGCTTGTCGCACTCAGCGTCAGTAATAAATGACTTGCCGTGCTTTGCTTCAACGTAAGCAAACTCAGTCTTTCTTACTATGCCGCGAAGAAGGGAAAGCTCCATTGGCTTTAGCGTACTAATAAAACTCATTTGGAAGCCTTTGCTCTCATGCGGCTAATCTTTTGAGACTCTGTGTCCAGCCTATCTTCAACTGTACGCAGCTTTTTCTCAATTGATCTGTAATGAGGGTTGGCTTGGTTCAAGCTATCACCAAGATCTGCCATCTTATTCGTGTACCAACGCAGAGACTTGTCCAGCAATGTTGCATTGGGCTTGTCCTCCATGCGTTCAATCCCGCTCTGCATAGAAATAAGCTGGCCTTCAAGCATCTTGTACTTCTTAAGCAGTGTCTTGTGCTTCTCACTCATGGTCTTACTTCCCTGTCTTAGCCTTGGCCTTCTTTTTCTTAGGCTTGGAGTAAGCCTCATTCACATCTGGTGTAGATGGATTGTCCCCAGACAGCTTGCCATCGGACTTGCGGGCTCGAACAGGCTCTTCGCCCTCAACCAAACGCCGTGATGTAGGCGTATGAGTCTTCCCGCTGTAGGTAACACCAGCAAGAAAATGAGTATCGCCAGTGTAAAGCTCACCATCCGTTGTATAAAACGCCATTACTTGTACCCTTTCTTCAACAATGTTTTTTATTAGCCATTCTTTTTGGTTCTCTCGTAACGAGCAAGTAAGCTCTTACCCTTCTTTCTTGCGCTAGCTTTGGAAGACGCGCCCCATGCCTGAAGGCTAAGAAGAAGACGAGTGGGCTTACCCTTGGAGTCACGCTCTGGACCCTTCATATTACCCATACGAGAAAGAAACGATCCCTTCCTGCGCATCTCAGTGGGACCAGAAGGGGCGCCCTTAACAGGAGCCTTCAACGTACCCTTCTTATAAGACGCACGGCCCTTCGCATTTAATCCACCCTTCGGGTTCTTACCTTCTTTCCTAGTCCAAGCCTCGGTCGCCATCTCAAACACCCTGTGACAAAAAAAATATTAGCAGCAGCATAGAGCCTTTTTTGCATATTGCTAGAGTGGGGGACCACTAGCTAGTAATACTGTCGGAGTTTTTAACCCCCTGTGCCATATATCAGGCTATCTACAACCAATTTACCTAGCCAAGATCTATTGACACCTTAATGTCACCAGCAACCTGTACCTGTGACCTGTCTATCGGCTTGTACCCAGCACGGTCCAGTAAATCCTTGCTAGCCTCTAGCTGAACGTACTCAGACTTAGCCCCCATAGCTAGCCGTCTCACTGTTCCTGCTGCCAAGGTAGCACTTAGCCCAAATTCCTCATTCATCCTCTGCATCAGATACTGTTGCACATGCGGTAGCTTCATCGTCTTGGTTGCAGTTACTCTTCCAGACTCGCCGCTACTATATCCAGCTAGCTCTGCGGCCTTAGCTATCGTACACCCGTTTGCTACAATGGTGTCAACTAACGCTGTCTGTTTCTCAGTCAGCTTTCTTGTATTCGGAACATTAGTCATCCGTACTTTCTATCCTTTATCCTCATGCTTGCCCCCCTCTCCCTCTCTCCCCCCAACACAGCACTATTTCGTCAGGCTATGTCAATGTGTGACGTAGCGTCACTAACGTAAATAGGTATCATAGTACCTCGTTTAGCTGTTGACATGCTAAACATACTATAACCCACATCGAGTATAAGTATCGCCAATTTAGATAGGCATTGCCGCCGTTCTCCCTGTCAATTCACCCAACCTCTTGCCTTGCCCTGCGTGACAAGCTCCACAAAACATTCGCAACTACTTTCCATTTGTAGCTGTTAGCTACGTGTATGTGGCTGCTCTGTGCTTAGTCCAGCCTGTGTCTGGTGAGGAAAGCAGTTGCGAACGTCAAGCCCCAGCAAGCTGGGATTTGTGGGCATGTCTCTGGGTCTGCATCAAGAGGGTTGGCCTCTTGACTAACAGGAGAACTAGGAAATGACTAACGTATCTAAATTGGCTCAACTTAAACTAGAAGTTATCAACTATCATGCTACAGACAAGCCATCAGCTGACGGCCCAATCATCAATGATAAATTCCTTATCGGCTTAGGACGCGATGCTTGCTACACATCGAACAACAGTCTCGCCTTCAAGAAAAAGCAGATTGCTGATTCACTTGCAGAGTACGACATCGCTGTAGACGAGAAGAACACCTACGCTATGGAGCGGACAGAACGCTGGATCAATACACTTCTGCCCGAGCTAGAAGAGCTTCAAACTCGTCACGATGCAGACTGTGAAGTCTTCGCTGCACTGACAGGAGGTGAGGTCTGGACACCTAACAAGCGCCCTGCACCTAACAAAGCTGCCAAGCCAGCCAACTTCAGCAAGCTCAGAAACATGGTGGCGTAAGTCACCAACTGAGAGGAGCTTCGGCTCCTCTTAACTCTATCAACTCTATCAACAAGGGGGCTTCAACATGGGCGACCATGAGGACAAGCTAATCTTCGTTATGTATATCGCGGTTGTGGTAATTTCTGTAATAGGTTTCGTTGCGCTGGGCTAACCAAACCTATGAATGGATTCATTCTAAATGTTGCAGAAAGTGTCCGACCATATAATGTAATGACTAAACTTTAAATAAACTTACAAGGAGAACACAGTGGACATCATCAACACATCAGCACTCAACGCAACTTTGATTGATCTCATTCATCAAGTTGTAGAACAAGAGCTTAAAGATAGAGAGGCTCCATACTTTGATATCACAGAGCATGAGTATAAAATCAACGACTTAATTCAATCAGCACTATCAGGTGCAACAATAAAAATCGATCTCTAGGGAGAACAAACAATGCTAGACTTTCAATCCAACAGCTACAACTTTCCAGTGGAAGAGCAGCCAGTCTTTACTCAAGACGGTGAGCTTATCCCAGATCACAAGTGCATTGTACGCACAGACACAGGCAAGACACTCGGCTTGCATGGGTCACGCTATCGAATGATACCGCACGATGATGTAGTCAACTCTATCCTTGACGGAGTTAAAGCAAGCAAGCTGACCAGTGACTATGAGGTTAACGTAGATGTAATCGAAGATGGCCGTAAGCTAAGAGGTGAGATCATCTTTCCTGATCTTGTGCAGCAGCCAGCAGTAGGTGACTACGTTCAGTTCCGTGTCAGCTTCTTTAATAGCTATGACGGATCATGGTCTTTCTCTCAGCAAGCCAATGGTCTCAGACTGTGGTGCTTGAATGGATGTACAACACCAGATGCTATTGCGAAGTCACGCTTCAAGCACACAGCGTCAGTCAACGTAGACGGGAGCGCTGCCAAGATCATAGGTGGCGCCGAACATTTCATGGGACGCAGCAAAGAGTGGCAGTCATGGATGCAAACACGATTGAACAACGATCAGGTCGAGCAGTTCTTTCGCTCAACCATATGCAAGGTAGTAACTAAGCAGCAGCAAGTGACCAAGACAAACGAGAAGCAACTTGAGAATCTTATCTCAGGTTGGGATCGTGAGAAAATGGATCTCGGACACAACAAATGGGCATTGTATAACTGCCTGACCCACTGGGCTACGCATACCAATGACCTCAAGTCACCACAGATTGCACGTTACAATCGCGAGATAGCGATCAGCAATGCAATGAATCACAAACTGTTTACCTCAATGATAGGTGAGAACGTAATCTAAGGAGAACACAATGCGTATGTCACGACAACACTTTGAGTATCTAGCAGATACATTAGGGCCACTTGTACCGTGGCCCACTCACCTTCATAGCATTGCAAATGAACTTGAGAAAACTAATCCAAAGTTTGACCGAGATAAGTTTATCCGCAGAGGGACAGCTGCATGGGAAAAGAACTATGTAGCCCCAATTGTAGAGGATGAAATACCATACCAATGAAACAGTACAGAACCACAGTGGCTTGCAAAGAATGTAGTGGTGATGGCTTTATTGAAGTGGAGTCAATGCCAGTAAGGACATCATACAACGATGCACCTGAACCATACTTTGAGTCAGAACCATGCGACAACTGCAACGGATCAGGAGAAATCCAAGTCTGGGATGTTGACTTCGAGGAATAGATTGCTGCATTAATGCGGCATGAAATCGTATCTTGAAACAATAACTGAACAAGCGGAGACAGCTAACGTGTCTCTGCTTAAAGCATTTAGTCGCGCTAATATCCCACGTTCTACCTATTACAGAACCATAAAGAAAGATACGGAGTTGAGGTTTTATACTGCGCTGAGGATAAGTCATGCCATCGAGCAAGTTAGACAAATACAAGACGCCGTTAAAAATACCAAAGAACTACGAGCTAATGGTGGAAATGTTGAGCGCCGCTCGATCAAAGCAAAAGTTAAGTCAAGAAAAATTAGCTTATAAAATAGGATGCACAGAATCCTTAATACACAAGTGGGAAACACACAAACGAATACCCTCTGGCTTTATGCTCAACTGTTGGTTGGATGCTTTAGGCTATGACATCACGATCACTAAAAGGTAAAGCAGCTATATGCGTAGCTTGCCAAGTGGCAACACATTTCTTTGTAGCAATACTTAAAACAAACAGTGGTCGCTCAATGGAAAAACACTGGTTCATTTGCATGAGCTGTTATGTAAATGACAAATGGCAAGAGCCAACGTCAAAGACAAAACCAAACAAGAAACGATTGAAGAAACCTAGCGTCAAGCTACAAGCTGGCGCGTGGGAATCTAGCATCGAGCCAAACGCAAAGCCACCAACCGACTGGTAAGGAGAATGACATGCTCATCTATGGAATCGACCCCGGATTTACAGGAGCAGTCAGCATATATGAAACAGAAACAGACAGCTTAGTTATCTACGATATTCCAGTAGTCCAATCCCCAAAGGGTAAGACATTAATTAACTTACCAGAGTTGCTTTCAATCCTATCCAACCAAAGAAACAAGCCAGCCTTAGCTGTGATCGAGCGTGTAAATGCTATGCCTAATCAAGGTGTTAGCAGTACATTCAGATTCGGACAGGGCTTTGGTCAACTAGAGATGGGTATCGTTGCGTCAAAGCTACCTATAAAATATGTGACGCCACGTCAGTGGAAGAAATACTTTGACCTTTCAAGAGACAAGGGTGAAAGTAGAAGACTAGCGAAGCTCTGCTTCCCTAACCATGCACACTACTTCAAACGAGTTAAAGATGACGGACGAGCAGAAGCCGCACTCATTGGATTGTATGCAAAAGAAAACTTAATCTAAGGAGAACACAATGACTATAAAACAAACAGACGAGATCAAAGCATATCTCAAGCAAGGCTATCGCATCACAGCAATTGATGCACTGCAAACATTCGGGTGCTTTAGATTAGCGGCGCGAATCAAAGACCTCAAAGACGAGGGCATGGAGATCGACAAGGTAATGGTTAAGACTGCCAGCGGCGCCCGTGTTGCACAGTATTACAGCCCATCG